TTTTATTCCATGGGATCTGTATTAAGGTGTTATTTTACTCTGATACTGGTTCCGCATTGACCGGGGTAAATTCGCCGTTGTAGTAGGTGCCCAGAATGTTACCCTGTGCATCCACAACGTGCCACCCGTCAATCTTTCCGGGGCGCAGGGCAGTTTCAGTCCGTCCTCCGTCATACCGGAGCAAATCAAGCACCTCGTCATTGTCATAGTCAAACTTGACCGTCTCACCCTGTTTGGTCACATAGCCCGGAACCCATACGACATAGTCAGGCTCCACGGGATGCTCCAAAGCGTAAATCCTATCTTCAAGGTTTTTCAGCTTCTCCACCACGTTGATCTGCATAGCATCGCTGGCGTGATCGGAAGCGAGGGCGAGAAGCTCGGTCATCTCCTCTTCGGTCAGCTTGCCCAGCACATACATTTTCTGGATACGCTCTTCCATCTCAGCGAGGACATAGGTTCCGGTTTCAATGACGGATTTGATAAACTCTTTCATGGTTTAATCTCCTTTCATTATGCGTTCAGCGCATTTGCTACGGCTTCGGTGATTTTGCGGTCAATATACATCTTGGTGTCTGCCGGATAAGTGATGGATGTATTTCCGGTATCTGACCAGACATTGTTCACGCCAAGCAAGGTTTTGATTTCCTGCGGAGTGAGTTGGTAGGTGATTGGGTTGGTCAACGTATAAGATACAAACACACCTTCCGTTGCAAGATACGTTCTAAAGTTCTCTTCGGTTTTATAACGTTCATCACAGACAAATAAAATATGTCCGCTTGAATTCTGCGAAACGCCCATTATCCCTGAATATGTTTCGCCCGGTGTTAGGCTTTTGTATACGTTGGACACCGCATTGCGCTGTGATGTTGTCGCTATCTCGTCATTTGTGATGTAGAACCGCCAATGAGAATTTGGAGTATTTGCTTTATGCCAAACCTCGTTCCCCGTTAGAGTAAATCCCGCCCTATCCACCACCAACTTGCCCGCCACCACATCCAGCGTCCCGCCGTAGACCGTGCCAGCTTCTGATGGGAAGGTGACTTCGTAGGTCTGGCCTTGATAAGAGTGATAATCTGTATCAGTGGCAGGATAATTGATGCTGACATTATTCCCATATGTAGTTGATGATGTGAAAAATGCCATATAATAGCAATTTTCAGGAGTCGTAAACGTAGCATTTCCAAATGCGTTTGAAGTTGAAATATATGTTTTATCAACATCAAAGAATAAAACTCGTCCTGTATTAGTCGGGGTTTTATAATAATATGTTGTATTCGGACGGACGGGTATTAGATTTTTATTTCTAACATAGTAAATACTATTTGTTTTTATGCCATCGGTATATACACCATTCTCCCAGTCCTCATCCCAGATATTGATCCCCGTCCTCGTCACCTTCGCCCCAGTCCAGCCCGTGATCGGGCAAACGTTGGAGTAGGGGGAGTAGGATGTCGGGGCAGACCCGCCAATCTGGAGCATGGGCTTACACACAAAGTTTGTAAATGTCACGCCAGACGGCACCCGGAGTCTCCATCTTGATATAACGTTGTCATTGCTCGCAACGGAATAAACGGCATTTGCGCTTGATAGATTTACCTGTGCATTTCCCGCAGTCCCAATAAGAAACACAGTAAGCCTACTGTCCCCTGCAGACGGGTTGAAACCGCAAAGATAGATCTGCTTCCCTTGCGAGAATGATGCATCGAAATACTTATCAAAATAAGTGTCAGTACTTGCCGTCCCGTTTATAGTGATCGTCCCATCATCAGCAACATCAATCTTCACGCCGTTCTGCGTTCCGGCATTCATCGGGGGCAGACAATTCACCCCACCCCCAGCAGGCCACGGGCTGTCATACCCGTGAAGATCCTGCACAGGCTCGATAGCAACCTCCACACTACGCATGGGCATACAGTCTGCGCCGTCAGCAATGGAGACTATGGGAGAAGGGCCAGCGGAATCAACGATCACATTATCCTGGAGCTGCTCAAAAACATCTTTTAGCTCTGCTACATCCTGTGTCATGGCAGTGTAGTCCGGAGGGATGGAGTCCAGCACATCCTGGGCATCCTCGGCACTCTGGGCGGCAGCCTGGGCGCTGTCATCGGCAGCTGTCGCGCTGGCAGCCGCAGATGTCGCAGAGTTAGATGCAGCTGTAGCAGAGCCGGACGCGGATGTCGCGCTGGACGCAGCAGCTGTCTGGGAGGCGGCTGCCGCGGTCTGGGCGCTCTCGGCGGCTGTCTTAGCCGCCACAGCATCATCTTTCGCTGTAACAGCAGTATCCTTCGCAGTCACTGCCGCATCCCGTGCTGACTCTGCCGCCACCTGAGACGAGCTTGCCTCGGTTGCTGCTGACTGTGCGTCCGCTGCGGCGCTTATAGCTCTTGTTCTGGCAGAATCTGCGCTAATAGCGCTTCCCGATGCCGCTGTCGCGGCGGTACTTGCAGCAGTCGCACTGGCCGCTGCGGCTTCCTGGGACGCAGCCGCGGCTGTCGCACTGGCAGTTGCGCTGGCCGCACTCGAGGCCGCCTCATCAGCAGAGTCTGCCGCATTAGACTCAGACCCAGCCGCCGCGGTAGCACTGGCGGCCGCTGCTGTTGCGCTGGCTGCCGCCGCAGCGGCATCGCCGGAAATCTGATCCACATAATACTTTGCGTTATTATGGTATGCCGGATCCTCGCTGTCTACATCTATGCCGCCACGCGTCCCAGCAGCCCAGGCTTCAGCATTGGACGCATGAGTCTCTGCGTCAGTTTTAGCGTCCCCTGCGGCTTCTACGGCTTCCTCGATATCTTCCCGAAGCTCTGTCAGATCGCCCAAAGTCGTATCCACCTCTGACAGCGTACTCTCCGCGCCAGTCAGCCAGGTATCCAGTTTCTGGGGAAGATCACCAAATGCCAGTACAATCTTACCGTCATCGGGAGATTCAGCCAGAACCTCCAGCGAATCCAGCATACTGCTCATCGTGTTGTTGTTATTCTCAGACATATGCTATCATCTCCTTCATACAGATCCTCCGAGATCCTGGGAACACAGCACCCAGTCATTCCCCGTCCAGTAGTAGGGCCACACTTCCTGCCACTCAGCCCCTGTCCAGACATACCCAATGCAGGCTACAAACTGATTGTCTGTATAATAGCCAAGCGTCTTGTGTACGGACATCGCCGTGTGTGATACCGTGATAAAAGTGGTAGATATAGTGTTGTAAGCCTCAATGGTATAGATGTATTCCCGTTCCAGATCCTCATCTGCCAGCATAATGACTACGGTATCTTCGACAAAGTCAGCAATCTTTACCCCATCCCGGAGCAACCTGTAACTCACAGCCTGTCCAAGCGTATCCGTCACAGAGCCACTCTTAATCACGGTCAGCTGGTACTCGTTCTGGATTAAACTGATTCCCGGATGTACCGGAATCAGCACATGATCACGTGTATAGGTCGGTGTGACCGTCACGTTAACCGCCGGGGAGGGCATGGTCAGCTGCCAGGTAGTATCGTTCACCTTAGTGACAGTCCCTTTACTGGCTGTCATTCCTGTACAGCGCCAGTATCGATCATCCGGAACAACACTCAGCGTGACTATCTCTCCCCGGGCCGCGATAACCCTGTTCGCCGTCACTGTGCCGCCTGTCTTCTGAGTGACCGAAACATTTTTTCTGATGTAGTTAGTTTCGATGTCAATCGTGGCCCTGCCGTCCATACAGTACCCACCGCCACCGCTTGCACCTCTGCCGACTTTACGGAGGCACAGGGTCTTCCCCGCTAAATCTGTCCATTGACCCGATTTGTTCATCGCAGACATGTCGAAGCTTGTCTGCTCGGTGCTGATCAGCTGATGCAGAACACTGGCGTTAGGGTCACACAGGTAAACGGTGATGCCCTGGTTTCCCCCGTCAATGTTGAATATCTTGGCCTCGCTGAAGGTGATCCCGACTGGATACTCATCGGAGTCAAGCTTAATAAGCTTGCCGTCTGCTGGCGTGGTATATGGATCATAGTATTCCGATCTTGTAGCGCTGAGTCTCGATGTGACGGACGAATAATAACGCCACATGAAATAATTAGCACTGCCATAAGGGTTGCCTATGTACGCACGGAGAACCTTGCCTGCCATACGATCACCCCTTATACCTTCGGCTTCAGCCAGATCATACCGGGAGTCGGATTATCAGGCTGGCTTGCTGAATATACGATACTGTCTGCGTCCAGCTTCGCGGCGATCTCAGTATCCATACTGTCCATCCGGAGCTGATCACTCAGAATTGTTTCCCGGATTGCAGTATCTGCGCTTTCCAGCCGCCGTACTGCGTTTTTCAGGGGTTCCGGACTCTCTGCCAGAACATCCACCATCACGTTTTTGCCGTCCAGCACAACGTTACCGTCAATACCGTTAACAGCTGTGACCACACCTTCACCGTCCATACCGATGTATGTGACAGTATATACTGTGCCGGGGGATCCGGTTGTCCAGTTATAGGTGATCCTCGTCCACATATAGGAGCCCTTTTCAGGGTCAGGCGAACTTGTCCAGTTATTGTCATCCGGGGCTATTGTGCCGCTGGAGCTATTGTGATATGCGACATCCGGGTTGCCCAAGATGTTGTTCAGCTCATCCTTCACCGACAGCACGTAGTTTACCCAGTCCTCATAGGGGGCCGGAACCGTGCCGCCCTCAATACCGGTCACGGACTCCTCCACCAGGGTGGGGATCACGCGGCTTTTCTTCAGCAGACCGTTGTCGGGAAGATTCAGCGCCCGGGCCTCGGTATACCCAACACCCTCGATGTATGTGGCACTCAGCGTCACCTCCCAGGTCAGAATCTTCGTCTCTGGGTCATAGCTCGTGACCATCGGCAGGGCGCGATTCTGCCCCTGCGGTTTATACAGCAGGTGAAAATGCGGATTCGGGTACCTGTCAGCCAGCTCGTCCACCCAGCTGGACATATCGATCCCGATCCTCACCGCATCATTCTCACCCTGCATACCGATCTGAAGGTACTGCAAGTCTTCAACTTTAAAAATTGGCATACTCATTTATCTCACCCTCCTCCACCCGTAGACATCCGTGATCCCGGTGGTAATCTCTTCCCACTCGCCAAAGGTAAAAGGCTTTTGCTCCCGTGCGGATAGAACCACAATCCCAACAGGGTAGGCTTTCTGCCAGCGGTTCTGTTCAAACAGGTTGCGAATACCAAGGGCAAAGCCTTTTTCCTCCTGCCCCCACCGGGAAGGAACCGCAGGAAAAGGCAGGCCCGAATCAGTGTGCTTCATCCTGTGCCTCCTTAGTCCGGATCCAGCTCAAGATCGATCTTAATGCCGCCCGCGATGGAGTAGGGCACCGCGGTGATGCTCTCAATCTCCAGCCGGAAAATCCGGCCCTGCGTATTCAGATGCACCCGGGTCATCTTTCCGGGTTTCGCCGTCACAAGCTTCTGCTTCAGCTTCTTTTCCGTCCGAAGACCCATCCGAAGCGTGACGGGCACCTCGGTTTCCGCGAAGAAGTACACCGTGAAAGCGCTTTTGATGGAGCTTTTCAGCCCAAGGTCTTGGTACCCTGAAATCCATTTCAGGTGCTTTACCTGGCCCTTCCTGTCATCCAGCTCATACACCGCGCCGGGATAATCAGCGCTTGTATAAAAAAGCCGTTCGTTAATCTGCAAGAAGCTGTCCACGCTGACATCCGTCCGGAGCGAGAAAGCGCCGCTGCGGGTATCGTACTGAAGGATGGCGTTGTTGTTAGCAGATCCGTAGAAAGGAAGAGCGAGGCAGTACACCCCGTTCCACATCCCCGCGCAGGCTCTGCTCACCGGATCTCCGCTGATCTCTTCCCAATGAGCCGCTGTCCACTCCTCTGCATGGTTAATCGGTACAACGCATCGATAGACCGCGCCTTCATGGCTGCAAATATCGCCCAGCATATAAGTCCGTGCCTCGGAATATTCCAGGAGCACCGTGATCTCATGCTTCACACGATCCCGCATAATGCCCTGGATGGCGTCCTGCTGGAAATCGTAGGCCCCGCTGCCGTCATACCGCAGAAGACCGTACTGCCCCAGCATATAGGCGTATCCGTTATATACGGCCACCGTGTTCTCCACCAGGGCACCGCCACCGTACTGGCGCTGTACAGAGAATTCACCCGGGTTGGTGCCGTAAATTCGCCAGATGGAATTCCGTTTAAGGGCGATCAGATCAGACCCGTACTGGCGAAGCGCCACAAAGGAATCTCCGTCCCAGGTGGGAACCTGGATATCTCCGGCCCCGTCCTCCGGAATCTCGATCTGGGCCTCCCAGTCAAAAGGATCATACGGCGCGGAGTAAACCAGCATATCCGGATCACCGGTGATCCCGCTACCCCAGATGCGCTCGTTATACCGGGCGAGAACCCCAAACCTCTTTGGAGTCTCCACCGGCGCGATATCCAGCGTATCGCCGTACAGACAGAACATTCCGTCCGTAGCATTGCTGAAAAGCAGGATATCCACCGGGTCGGTCTGTGCGATCTCCTCCCAGTGGTCAGGGTTCCACGCTTCTGCCGTATCAATCGCCACAGTACATCTATAAGGAATCCGATCAGAGTATTCGTCCGCAGGATCACTCAGGATGGTACAGCGCTCACCCAGCTGATACGTTTTAGCATCGGAATACAACGCATACGTGCTGACCTCGTAGGTAATCCAGTCACAGTCATTCACGCTCAGTCCGGTATACCGCTCCACCCACGCATCATTCTGATCCAGGAGCTTCGTGTATACGGCCCCGTCACTGATGGCCACCAGCAGAGTACCCGTATCCGTCCCGAATCGCCTGTGCAGGTAGGCCAGGGTACCGATAGGTTTCTCCAGCGTCTGCGGAATCAGCGCACCGCTCCGCATAGGTTGGAAGCCGCCACCTTCGATATTGACATTCTCCATGTCTGTGGCGTACCGGAGAGGCAGGTTAAACCCATCACCGGACTGGTCTATACCCCGAAAGGAGTCAATAGCCACATGGGTGTTGTACAAAGGTGAGTAAGCCATTCATCTTCACCTCACCTTGGAATGTTATAGAAGTTCTTGGAGATTCCGTGGGTTTCTCCATACTTGCCGCCGTCATCAGAAACCTTCCGAAGCATCTCCAGGAATGCTTCCCGGAAGGCCATACCGCGCTGCTGCTTCTGGGGGTTTCCGTTCCTATAGATGAGCCAGGAAGCCCAGTCAGCCAGATACTTATGCGTCCACTCAGGGGTCTTCGGTACATCCTCGTCCTCTGTCAAAGGGGGGTATGTCTCGTTCGTGGTCGAAACGTGCTGTTTATCATAGATCTTAACCAGCTGGTCATACCCATCATTGATGTACTCCCCGATGTACGGTGTAAAATCTCCTATATCATCCGTATCGTTATTTGTCTGGAACATGATCTGGTTCTTAATCTCCAGAAGCGTCATGCGTCTCACCTCACAGGTTGGGATACCGCTGTTTCAGCAGAGTAAACACCTCTGGAGTTACCTCTGTATGCACACCCCGCCTGATCCGGATGAAGTTATCACCCTTCTCGTTGCTGATGGAAACGTGCTCATACTGATCCACGGCCACTCCGGTCGCATCGTCATCCTCCCGTTTGGGAATAAAAATCGGTACACGAACCTCATTTTCTTCCTTTTTCTTCACAGGAACAGCAATCGTCTGACTCTTAGCCATTATAAATCTCCTTTCAAAAAACGGGGGCTGCCCCGAATACCAGGACAGCCCCCAGGGGGATTAATCGCTCACGCCATGCTCAACCCGGACGATGAAGTCATCCTGGATGATCGCAGCGCAGAAGTGCTTCACCTTCCAGCCGATCGTGCCGCGCTGGTTCAGCGGGTCAAGGGCACCGGAGGAACCGGGGGCCTTCACGATGGTCTGGATGTTGGGAGTGCCGCGGCCGCCCAGCTGGACGATACCGAAAGCATCCCGACCGTAGATCAGGGTAGCGTGGACTTCATCACCGTTGGAAGCGCCGCCGCTGGGGACGATCTTCAGAGCGTTCACGGTAGTCCAGTCCGTGGTGACGGCGGGAACCCAGCGGAACTTGACGGTCTTCGCGTTGGCATCCACATACTCCACGCACATGGGGGTCACAAAATTCGTACTGGTTCCCTCCACTGTCTTGGTGTACTGCACGTAGACCATCTTGCCGGTCAGCTCACGGGCTTCGTCCTCGCTGATGGTGTCGGAAACAGTCATCGTACGGGTGGTGGCACTGAAAGCAGTCGCGGTCAGCGCGGTCTTGGTGCCATACAGGTAGGTTTCATTGGCAAAGGTCTTGCCATTGTCCACCTCGAAGAACTTCACCTTGTAGATGGTACCCAGCTCATACTTCTGAACCCGGGTATCGCTCTGGTACTTCGCCACATCGATCCAGTGAGTATCCTGGGTCAGATCGAAGTAGGTGTCATGGTCGATCTTCGCATGATAGTAACCATCCGCGAAGGGCTGGGCACCGGCCTTCTTCAGCTTACGGACAACACGCTTGATCACAGCGTAGTTGATCACGTTCGCCTTGGTCAGGGCCGCACGGGAGGTCACTTCACCGGGATACATAACATTCAGTCCAGCGCTGATCTCATCCCGGACGATGGTGTCCAGAGACAGCCGGGCCTGATTGTTCAGCCGGTCGGACATGGCCTTGGTCATGTTATCGATGTGGAACAGATCGAATTCATCCGCATAGGGGATG